TGCATATTATTCAGTAATTAAAGAAAATGAATCATTTATTAATGTATTAGATGATGAAATTAAGAGATTACAAGCAAAGAAAAAGAAAGCTAATAAACTAATAGAAAGTTTAAGTAATAGACTATTAGGTGCAGTTAGTTTATTTGGTAATTTTGAAGCTGGTACACATAGTTTTAAAACTAGAAAATCTACAGTAGTTGATATTGAAGATGAAAGTGTAATACCTGAAGATTATTTTAAAATTAAAACTACTCAATCTGTAGATAAGAAGAAGTTAGCAGTTGATTTAAAAGCTGGAGGTATTATACAAGGTGTAAGGCTTAAAACTAACTTAAATTTAAAAATAGATTAAAATGGAAAACAATTTTTTTAAACTTAAAATTAAATACTTAGTACAAGATCCTGAAAAAGGAAGTATTAAGAAAAAAACTAGTGAATACGTTTTAAAGGCTATTAGCTTTACAGATGCTGAAGCTAGTTTATTAGGTTATTTAGAAAATCAATTTGAATACAATTTAGTTAGCTGTTCAAAGTTTAATATTCAAGATGTTAGAATAGATGAAACTAAAGAATATTATTTTAAAGTTAAAATAGTTTATAATTCTACTGATGAAGAAACTGGTAAAGATTCTAAAGTAATTGATAATTACATTATTCAAGGTAATGATATGGAAGATGTAAATAAATCTATTAGAGAATTACTAAATACTTCTGTTATGGATTATTCAATAGAAAATGTTCAGAGAACAAAAATAGATCAAGTATTCTATGAAGTAAGTATTTAAAAACCTTAGTTATTCTGTGCAGGTTTAGCTTTGTTTAAGCCCTATTACTATTTTAGTTTTAGGGCTTTTCTTATTTAGAATGAATATAAATAAAGGTTGATTGAACTTTTTTTAAACATAAATAGAAAAATTGTAGTATATTTGAATAAACAAACAAACTAAAACACACACATTATGAAAAGGGAATTATTTAAATCAGCATGGCAACTAGTAAAAACATTAGGTATTAGTATTTCAGAAGCTTTAAAAAAGTCATGGAAAGCCTATAAGCTTAAATTAAATTTACAGAAAGGTAAAGTAAGATTTAAGTTTAAAAAGAAATCAGGAGAAATAAGAGAAGCTTATGGTACTTTAAAAAGTGATCTAATTAACTATGAATTTAAAGGAAGCACAAAAGAAAACTTTTCTACTATTGCTTACTGGGATTTAGATGCTGAAGGATTCAGAAGTTTTAAATTAGAAAATTTAGTATAAACAAATAGCCCTAAGGGGCTTTTTTAAAATAAAATATCATGTATACGAAACTAGAATATAACAAGAATAGAACAGAAAAAATTAATAGCGAAAAAGAATTAAAAGAAGCACTAGAAAAAGCTTTAAATTTAGGTTTTGATACCGTAAAACGTATTGATTTTTATAGACAGTATAACGGCTTGTTTATGGGTAGAAGTAAAGAAATTTTTTATAAAAAAGGAAGCTGGAGAACTAAATAAAACAATTTTAAATTTACACAACATGAAAAAAGAATTAATTAAAAAAAATTGTCCTTATTGCTTAAAAGATTTTGAAACTACAAGAAGTAATAAAATTTATTGTAGTAATAGCTGCAAAATTAAACACAATGCAAACTTAGTAAGAATTAATAAAGGTTTAGATATTTTAGAATCTGAAAAGTTTGTACATAATAATATTCAAAAAAACTATAAACCACTTCCAGGAGATGCTGTATATGTTGCTGATTCTAAGGATAAGAAAATAAAAACAAATACTTTAGGAATTATTACAGGTATTGTAGGTACTTTTAAAGATGAATATGAAGTATTATTTAATCCATATTTACCTGTTTACATTGATAAGAACAAAAAAGTAAGTTGTGCAAGTGGTGTTAAAAAAACAATTAAGATTAATAATTTATTTCATACAGGACAGATTAATATGCTATTTGAATACATAGGAAGAAAAAAAGCAGATGATTTATTTTTAGTAAACAAATTTATAACAGTACTTTAAAATATAAAAAATGATTAGAGAAACCTCATTAAAAACATTCAACGAAATTAGAAATAATGGAATGCTTACAGAAAGTAGATTAAGAATCTATAGAGCAATTGTATATAATCCAAAAGTAACAAGTTCTGAAGTATTTCATTTTTTAGGATTAAAAACTAATCAATCAGGAAGATTTACAGAACTTCATGAACTAGGATTAATTAAAATACATGAAACTAGATTATGTAAAGTAACAAATAGAAAAGTGATAAGCTGGATTAGTACAAATGAATTACCTAAAAAAAAGCCAAAAAAACAAACCAAAAAAGAACGTACTTCAGAAGCTATTGAGAAAATACATAGCTTTATGAATAATATTTATATGAACTCTGAACAAGTAAAAGAGTATGATGATATTATAAAATTGATTAAGAAAATATAACAATAAATAAAAAAAATTAAACTATATTTAGCTTATGAATATTGAAACAGTAAAAAACAGAATTAAGCAAAAAGGATTAAAAAAATCTTTTGTAGCTGAAAAAATTGGAGTTACTAACGTGATGTTTAGTTATTTTTTGAATGATAAAAGAAATCTTTCTTTAGATAAAGAACTAAAGTTAAAAGAACTGCTAAACCTTTAAAAAAATTTGTATCATTTGTTTAAATTAATTTATTATTAAAAATGGCTAAAGAATTACCTTACTTTAAATTTTACACTTCAGAATGGTTAGATGGAGATATAACATTAGAAGATTATGAAACACAAGGATTATTTATAAATTTATGCTCTCTTTACTGGTCTAAAGAAGGAAATTTATTTTTAAATAAGATGAAAAAAAGATTTAGAATATTACCTGAAAAATGTTTTAATGACTTAATAAATGAAGAGTTAATAACTATTGATGAAGATGGTAAAATACAAATTTCTTTTCTAAATGAACAGATGGAAGAAAGAGATAATTTAAGACAAAAAAATAGTATTAATGGCAAGAAAGGAGGTAGACCAAAAAACCCAAATAAAACCCAAACAAAAGCCATCGGTTTAAACTCGCTAACCCAAACAAAAGCGAATGAAAGCAATATAGAAGAGAGGAGAGGAGAAGAGAAGAGAGAAGAAGAGAATAAAAAGCTTTTGAAAAAAGCAGATAGTGATTTTAAAAAAGAAAGTTTTGATACATTTTGGAATACCTACAATAAAAAAGAAGGTAGAAAAAAGTGTTTTGATAAATTCATAAAATTAAGTAAAAGCGAAATTGAAAAAATATTAGATGTAGTTAAAATTTATGTTTCATCTACACCTGATATTAAATTTAGAAAAAATGCTTTAACTTGGCTTAATGGAGAACATTGGAATGATGAAATAGAAAAAAAAGAAACTAAACTAACTACAGCAAATCCTAAAACTAAAGTTGATGAGGTTTTACAATTATTTGATGAATCTGAATTTAAAGCAATAGAAGAAAAGTATAAAAGCAATAAATCTAGAATTAAAGACAGGCTAAAAGAGTTTTTAGAAGTTCAGCAAATTAAAGCAGGTTTTAAAAATAGGGCAAATGATGAATTATTATATCACTTCATAAATTCAATCCAATATAATCCACCTGTAAGAGTAATTAAAAGAAGTAATGAACCTGTACCCTGGCTTACTAAAGATATTACTGGAATAGTTAAGCCTAAGTATTAAATTAAAACTTTAAGAATATAATGCAAACACAAAACAATGATTTAAATCCATTATTAACACCTTCAGATGCTTTAATAGAATTAGATAAAATTAGATTAGGAAATGTTGAGAAAGGACACCAAATAGGTAATGAAAAATGGGACGAACATATACTTTTTAAACGTGGTCAATTCAATATGGTTAATGGTCATGATAATGTAGGTAAAACAGATGTTTTATTATGGTATTTCGTTTGTCTAGCTAAACAACATAATTTAAAATTTAATATCTATAGTTCTGAAAATACCCATAGAAGTCAAGTATTTAAACTATTTAACTTTTGGACTGGTAAGAGAATGGATAAAGATTTTTTAACAGATGAGAGAGGTTTTCAAAATACTATAAACGAAATTACAGATTGTTTTAAATTCATTAGATCAGACCAAAGATATAGCAGCAATCAAATATTAGATATAGCAGATAAATATAGAGCAGATGGATTATTAATTGATCCTTTCAATAGCTTAACAACTGAATCTAGTAATAAACATCAAGAAGATTATGATACCTGTGCTAATATTAGAATATTTTGTGATACAACAAATACTACAACTTTTGTAAATGCTCATTTAGTAACACAAGCTGCTAGAAATGTATTTCCTAAAGATCATGAATATGAAGGAAACCTTAGACCTGGAGAAAAAGCTGATACTGAAGGAGGACAGAAGTTCGCCAATAGAGCAGATGATTTTTGGAGCATTCATAGAATGACACAGCACCCTGAATTATGGTCTACTGCTGAAGTTCATGTAAGAAAAATAAAAGAAACTATTACAGGTGGATCTACAACACAAAGAGATAGCCCTATTTTAATGAAGTGGGAAAATCATTGTAGATATACAATCAACGGTAAAAACCCATTAATAAATTCATATAGTGATGTTGGAGATAAAAATAAATCTAATTTAGGTCAAACATCTTTACAACATAAATCAATGAGTAAAATGAGTTATCCAGCACCTGAAGATGATCTACCTTTTTAAAATAAAACAAAATGAAAAAATATAAAACAGAAAATAGTGCAGTATTAAAAGCTTGGAAGCAAAATCAAGATCCACTTAGAGAAAGTGTAGTTAATTGTTTTAAAACAGATTTAAGTTCTATAAAAGCTGCTTTAATTTACTTAAATCAATTATTTAAGAGTAAAGGAATAACAAATAATGCTTCAAAACTTATTTTAAAGGGCTTAGAAGACTTCAATTCATGGTTTCACTACTATGATATACTTCGTGTTGAGATCGTTCGTTTAAGAGAAGCTAATAAGGTTTACAAAATAGAAGTACAAAGATTAAGAGAAGAACTAATTTTATTAAAACAAGATTCTGAATTGAATAATTACAATAATTAAAAATGAAAAAAACAGATTTAATTAATGAACTTTTTAAAGCAAAAGTAATTAGTATAATAGGAGCTGAAAAGATTGAAGAAATTATACAAGATATTAGAAAATCTTTAGAAAACTATGTAGAAGATAGAGAAGATGTAGAAGATGATTATTCAGATCTATTTTAGAATTTAAAACATGATTCATTATAGTTTATTTCCTAATGAAAACTGTATTATATGTAAATGCAAAGTAAAAAATAACGCTTTACATTGTGTAAAATGTTCTAAAAAATGGCTGGAATTAACAGAAAAACAACAGCCGAATTTAAACCTAAAAGAAAAAGACAAAAAAAAGTAATTTTTTTTTAATGTTCTAAAGCTATACTACATAGGCTTTTGAAGTGTTTTTTTAAATAATATTAACATTCAATCGAACTTTTTTTAAAATATGTTTTGTTTTATAACTTAATTAATCTTATCTTTGAGTATAACCAAACGAAAAACGACATGACAACAGAAAACAAAAACACTATAGCAATTGAAACAATTGGTTTTGAATATTTTTTAAACTGTATTAAAAACGGATCAACACCAAAACAAGCTAAAGCTGAAATGATGACTAAAAAAGCACAAAAAGAAATTGCTAAAAGAATTAAATTAATTACCGAAAATATTTAAAAAACAAAAACATGAAAAACTTAGAACTAGAAAACAAAGAATTAAAAAATACTGTAGAATTTCTTACAAGACTTATTGAAATCAGAGAACAAGAAATTGATAATTTAAAATTCGATTTAAAACTAACTGAAGAAACACTTCAAGACTATAAAAAATTAGCTAACAAATTAGTAAAACATTAAAAGATGAAACAGGAAACTCACATCGGATTAGTAATTATTGACGAAAACAACAGGTTAAATGGAGCAAAATATATGTTGTCAAAATGGGAACGTGATTTAGGTGAAA